TAGATGAAGCACCAAACGAAACAGACTGACGAGAGTAGTCAAAACCACTAACCTCTGCACCAGTTCCCGCATCAGTCGGGTCGGCAGTGTGCAATCCAATGTAGACAGCCGCAGGAGCAGATGTACTTGCTGTTCCTAAAAAATGGTCGAGAAACTTGTTCTCGAGATAATCACTCATCGCGCTCATTAGCGTTCTCCGTATCCTGATTTCATAAATAACCCAGAGCCAGCATGTTTACCACGTTGCTCTTCGCGTTTAATTTCTTCCAATGCACGAGTAAACAACTGCTCGTAAACGGCAGTCTTTGCATCATCCATCAGATATACACTAGCAGAAGCTAACGCACCATAGAGATAGGCGTCAGGGTGGCGGGTCAAAATAGTGTTGATTGCATTGCTATCTGACAAGCTCGGGACACCCTCCATGTAGACAATCTCAGCCGTGTAGTCGCTATCTGGTGTTGGTGCAAACTTAATCTCGCCGCCAATAATTGTGTAGCCCTTTGGCTTACCCTGTGCGTTATTGCTGTAGATTTCGTTTGCCTTAACTGGTGTGTAGTACTCTAGAACCTCTGTTGGGTTCGTGTTGAGTTTTACTAACCGAATAGAGCGCAGGTCTGTTGGCAGGGACACAAACGCGTCACCAGCCGTAAGGGCCGCCGTTGCTCGCTTCTCTTGACTGCGAGCCTCCATCTCACGAGCCATGCGAGCTTCTGCCAAAGAGATAAAGTCTGGAATCTGGGCGGTGAGGTCATCACGAGCCAAGAAGTTAGCGATAGACGCCTGAAGCTCTGTGTAGTTAGTAATAGCCACTATACGTTTCCTTCGCTAGTCCTGAAAAACCTGTTGTCGTACTCATTGAGCCATTTCTTCCAGCCAGTAGGATTATCCTTTGGCTGACCTAGCTCCAATAATAACTGATGATACAACGCTGTGGGTATTTCCGCAACCTTCTGTTGGTGTTTCTGCGTGTCACCAATAAGGCTGTTCTTTTCAAAGCTATTGCGCTGTTCTCGGTTAGATTTAATTAGGGCGTCAACATTTTGAGATGTTTCAAAAACAATCTTTCCATCTTGGTCAAAGTGCGCCCAAGTCTCTTTCCCTGTAATCTCGTCTCTTTTAACTAATCTTTTTTGCATATTCTTTCCCTAGAAGTAATAAGGGGGCGACCCGAAAGCCGCCCCCAGCAGTACTTATGACAAGTCGTAAACTGCACCGTGAGCTTTTGGTGCTGAAACTTTCAGCGTCCACTCAGTTACAATTTGGAACTTCTCGCTGTCACCAGTTTTCGCAAGTTCGCTTACAGCGAAGTTACGGCTAGGCAACGTGCAGATGCAAGCATAGTCGCTGTCGAGCAGGAATACGCGGTCATCTGAAGCAAAGCGGTCAATTACAACGTCCAGTTGGCCGAAGTCAGACAGGTACAATGAAACCGAACCAACGATAGCTGCTTCGCGTGGAGCAGTGTAGTTGATTTGGTTTGTTGCAACTGAACCTGAGTTCAAGTCACTGAAAGCAACTTTTTTGGCAGGAGACACAACCAGCATGTTTGGCTGTCCACCGTCCGTGTAAGCGGCTTGCATGGCGTTGTCAACCTGAGCCAGAGTCAGGGCGCGGTTAGTACCAGCCATATCTGGAACATCAGAACCGTCACCAGTAGCGGCAGAAGTGCCAGAAGCATCGTCTACATTGGTAATCCAGCTTGACAGTGAACCAGCTTTACGAGGGTCGGAACCGCTACGCGCAGTGTCAGCATGCAGTGATTTCTCGATGTCACGACGAAGCTCCAGACCTTTCAGAACCTTCTGATAGGCAGTTTCTTTGTCACGACCAGCCTTGTCAACTGAGTCCAATGTGCCAGAGACTTGTGCGTCTTTGACTGAGATTTGCATGTAGTTGCCCAAGCGACTGGTGGCGGTTGGCGTAGCATAAGTAGCGTCAGCGCCTTCGTTCACATGGTTGTCTGCAACTGCGGCGGCAAGCTCTTGCACTTGCCACTCAACAAATACACCATTTCCTGTCTCTTTTTTCAGAGCAGAAAATACTGGGGTTTCTTCTGGGTCAATCCGAGTGATTACATCACTCAGGTCTTCGCGCTCGCCAACGGCGTTTGCAGTAGTAAAAGTAGCCATATTAAGACCTCATTCTTTCTAAAAGTAAATCAACAGCAGCATCTTTGCTGCCAGTTTTATTTAGGCGTTCTAGTGCCTTGTTTCCGCGCTTTGCATTAGCCTCAGCCTTAGTAGCTGGTTTGCCAGAACGAGTTACCTTCGGGGCTTTCTTTACTTTCTTTTGAGCTTGTGGCTTCTTAGCCATTAACTCGTCATAAAGATAAGCCTTGCGAAGAGCTAGGACACCTCGGCTGTCAGCGATATTGGCAACTTCTTCGTCACTAAAGCCTAGATTTCTCTGGGCGTAAGTAATGATTGCCTGTTTTTCCGCGTTCGCAACCTCTGGGTCGTTCCACTCTGGCAGAGCCTTGAGAAGTTTCTCATTCTCATCGGCCAAGTATTGTTGTTGTGCAATCTGCGCCTGTTGCAACGTCTCTTGCTGGACTCTAGCTTGCTCTGCTTGCACCTTTTGTAAGGACTCCTTACGGTCACGGTGTGCTTCGCGTTGACGCATATACCCCATAGGGTCTTCCGCGTACAGCTTGTCCCAGTACTCCTGAGATGGTTCATCAACAGAGGCAAGTTGACTGCTCAACTGCTCTAAGGCTTGAGCATACTGCTCACGCTGTTGCGCCAAAACCTGCATTTCAGTTTCAGAGTTCTTACGAAGCTCTGCCGCTTCTTGCATACGTTTTTGCGCCGCCTGTTCTAATTGGTAGGATTTGACAAGCTCGTCGGCCTTAACTTGCTTCTCTTCACCATCAACCTTCACAGTGTAATAAGTATCTTCGTCTTCTACTTCCATAACTTCAGAAGCATCAACGTCATACTCTTCATCATCATCTTCGTCTTCAGATTCGGGTAGCTCTTCCGCATCCTCTTCTTCATACTCATCTTCCGATGTCGCTTCGACTTCTTCGGTTTCTTCAACCTCTTCAATCTCAGCATTAGGCTCTAGAACATCCTCGCTTGCCTCTTCGGGGGCGTCGACATTCAAGAGTTCGTCAATCGCTTGACTTTTCGTTAGGGACTCACCTGCACCCAGTAGGGTAGTAGTTTCGTCAGCCATTCTTTATCTCCTCTTCGTGTTAGTCTGGAAATCCACTTCCAGTTTAGCTAAGTTGCCAGTCTCGACAACTTCCGTAAGATGGCCGCGCACCACCATTAGTGCTTGGTACATCTTAAAGAGCCACTCGCGCTCATCCTGAGATGACGCGACATCTTTAACCGCATTTAGGTACCTCTCCTCGAGAACCCCAAACGCCTCTACAAGTATCGGGTCACGCAACAATGAAGCCGCATGCTCACCCCGTGCTTGCTCCCCCCTTAATTTTCCTTCGCTCACAAACAGTCTCCTCTACTGTTGCTAAAATACCACACAATGCTTTTTACGCAATAACTAAGCTCGTGGCAAGTTTGTTGATATATCTCCGCCAGCTTCCTTCTCCAACTCACGAAGACGCGCTTCCATTGCAAGCTCATCACGGCGAAGCTGAAGCTCGGCTTCTGCTTGCTCACGTTTAAGCTCAAAGTCAAGACGCATTTGCTCTGCCTTCATTTCTTGTTGAGCCACGAACTCGGCTTGCTTCATTTGCATTTCAGCTTGGAACTTCTGCATCTCTAGAGCAATGGCTGGGTCTTGCTGTGGGCCTTGCTGTTGCGCCGCCGCTTGTTGCTGTGCAATCTGTGCCTCAATCTGCTGAGCAGGGGCAAAGAACTGGTCTGAGTCCTTAAACCCAGACAATTCAGCAATTTTAGCCAATGTATTGCGGTATTGCGAAAGGCTAACCATTGGGTTGTTCATACCCATCTGTGCAATAATCTGTTCTTGCTTGGCGGCAGTTTGCATCAAGAAACCAATTTGCTGGTCTTTTTGTGCCGTACCGAGTCCGACATTAATCTGAATGTCGTACATATTATCCCACATGCGAGGGTCAACAGTTACGAAATTATTATTAAGACGAATCATCTTCTCTTTGTTTTGGTATTTGGTAGAAAGATGAAGAATACCACGGAACAAGTCGCGCACACCTGTCTCAGCAAATACACGAGCAATCATTTCAATCTTGCCCTGTGAAGCCGCTTGCATAGCCGCTACAGCAGTTGCAGTGGTTGATTGTAGTGCATCTGCGTCAAGGCCCATAGACTGCTTGTTCATGCCTGTGCGCTGTTCCTTGACGTTATCCATGTAGCCAAGTGCATTAAACACGGCTCCAGATACATCACTTACCTGCAGGGGCTGTACGGCGCCAATCTGACGAGCGCGAACAATACCAGCAGGGCGATTGGTCATAAGGTCATCAAGATTAACTTGCCCCTCAAGAGCAACCACACGAGAGTTGTTTGTGTTGTAGATATTGTCTAGCAACTGACGCATCAGAGTTGATTTAATCAACTGCAAGTCCATCACCAAGTCTGCAACAGAACGGCCAATAGCGCGGTGCGGCATTAGGATAGGCGACAGAGTGGCAAATGGAATATGGTCAAACTCTTCGTTTTCTAGAACGTGATAGCCGTTACCGATAGTCAAAACGCGACGAAGCTCTGCAACACCGTCACCATCATAGTCAGACATAATGTATGACTCAGTTACAAGAACATTACGCATGGCTGGGTCATGGCTGTCGTATGTTAGACCAGACTCAATATCCTCAAAACGTTTTGTGCGTTCCTCATTCATGTCTAGGTCTGTAAACCCAGCGTAACGCTCAACCTCTTCTTGGTCGTAACCCATGTCGACAAGCTCGCCAACAGTCATTGTTGTGCGGTGAGCTACAAAGTCTGCGTCATGCAGGTTCTTTGCGCGGTTGCTAATCAAAAACTCTTCTGGTGGCACATTGTCTAGTGCAATACGTCCATTCATTTCTGTGCGCTTCAGCTTTACGTTATAAGCAATGGCGGCTGGCATAATCGCGCCATCAGGCATAACCGTCTCTGGAGATATTTCTATTTCCTCTTGCTCGGCAACCTCGACCTCTGGGTCTGACACCAGCATGGTAAGCTCTTCTGTTGTGAGCATCTCATACTCTTCTGTCTTAACGTCAGTTTTTTCATCCCAGTAGAACTTAACAACACCCAGCTTAAGGATAAGAGAGTCCTTGAACCAGTTGTGCATGATTTCAAAGCCACGGTTATCCGTATTGATTACCCAGTTGGCATAGTCACTGGCTTGTTCGGCACCAGCCACATCCTCTGGGCCATTGGGTGCAAAGCGCACATACTCGTCTGACTGAGTAAAGATACGCATAAGATTGGGCATAATCTGCTCAATCGTGTCGCTTACCTCTGTGCTGACAACCTGAGAACGACCATCCTCTTCGTTGCCAAAAGGCTCCCCGAGGTAGTAATCCATTGCGTCAATACGGTCTTGAGAATACTCCGTGTCATAGTATCCAATAGACTGTTCAATCTCATTACGAAGAATAGCCTGAAACTCAATGTCGTTCATCTTTGCCATAATTTTGCCTTAGTCTGTTGCGTCATCGCCTAGCTCTACAACGGTAGGCTTTACTGGCGCTTTCTTAACTTTGGTTTTCTTTGTCTCTTTTTTAAGAACAGGTGCCTTCTTAGGCTTCGCCTTTTCCTCGACCTTAACAGCCAAAGGTTTGCGACAGCTTTTGCAGGTGCCTGTTACATTCGTGTGGGTTGGATAACCGCAGTGAGGACAGTTGGTCATATTTATGCTTTCTTTTTTGTTGTTTTCTTTTTGCCGTATTTAACTTTTACGCCACGCTTTTTTGCGGCGGCTTTTGCTTTTGCCATACCCTCTTTGGTATAGCTATAATGTTTCTTTCCAACTTGCGGCATATCAGTCTCCTACCACTTAACTTTATGCGACCAGTACTTAGCTGACAGTTTGGTTGTCGGCTTACCCTGCGCGTCGTGTCTGGCATAATACGATTTTTTTCGTGCTTTGTCTTTAGCTGTCTTGGGATTTTTCCCAGCGCCCTTTACGCCCTGCTGACCGAAGCGAATAAGGCGAATCTTGTCACCTTCTTTTGCGAGAACCGCGTGGCTCTTCTTCGGATGCTTGGGGGTACGTTTGGGTTTGTTGTAGCCAGCAAAACGCTCGCCGCGATATTCAATAGCCATTATCGAATCCTCATGTGATGCTTGGGGCCGAGTTTCTTGCGTATATGCAAGCCGCGTTTTTTGTGGCGGCGTTTTACGCGCGTGTTTTTAACGACAACATTTTCTGTCTTTTTTGCCACTATGCGTCCCCGTAAATTCCGTCTTCAGTGACCTTGATGGAGCGCACACGCACCATATAGTCGTCTGGGTGCATATCAGCTTCTTGAGCGCAGAAGGCAGAGGCAAGCAAGCAGGTGTCGATTAAATCTTCCCATCGATGCCCAACGCCGACAAGCTGTAAAAGTACGAGCGACAACATTTCAAATGCGGCGTCTTCGACTGGTTCTCCATCGAGTGTTGTTAGACTATCCATTTTTGTGTCCCATAAGTTAGTTTCGAGTTCCACTTGTGTCTGCTACCACTTGTAGCAATACTAGCACGAGAAGCAAAGGTAAGGCAAAACGCATCTGCAAGGTCAGGACTGTTCAATCCGCGCCGCTTCATCTCGTCTTTTCCTTCTACCTTCAGCTTACCATTAGATAGGAATGAAAATCTAGGCTTAGATAGGTCGTCAATAAGCTCTTCCTGATTGGGGATTGTGCAGTCGCGCATCTCAAACCATTCTTTGCCGAGGAACCACAGTTCATCGCGCAAGCGGCCATAACGCTCCCCCATAGACGCGGACTCCGCTACGTTAATACCGCGTACAGGTAAATCCAACTCGGTGAGACGGTCAACGACACCAGCACCCAAGCCGATGCTATCGACCAATATTTCGACTGGCCTATCCGACCAAGTAGTTGTTTCATATTCATTTAGGATAATCCCACACATTTCCATCAAATCTTTGTTTCGCCACGATTTGATAGGCTCAGTTACCACATTACCCTTTCTCTTGCAAAGGGCAGATTTATCTGTGCCAAAACGCGCCACATCAAGCCCCCAGACAACGGGTGTAGTTTCTGCGGCCACTTGTTCGCGCTCGGCGGCGGACTGCAAAAGGTGTAATGGAATGACCACATCGTCATCAGCCTCGGGCCACTCACCAAGGACACGCACACGGAAGATATTGCTATCCTCCCCATATTTTATTTTCATGTCTTCAATGAACTTCGGCCCAACTTGGGTGCTATCCTGCGATGCCACCTTCATTGTGTAGAAGCTATCTTTCATTTTGTTAAAGGCTTCGTAAAAATAGCCAGATGTGCGGGTGGGGTTTCCTGTCATCACAGTTTTAGCACCCTCTGTAGACATGGCACCCTCACCGACCTCAAAGATGATGTCATCAACACCTGATGCCTCATCCACGAGAAACAACATATTTGGGCTGTGAAATCCCTGCAACGCCTCTGGTGTTTCACGACGAGCAGTACGGGCAACCGCGAAGCTATCTTGACCAGTAAGCTCTACCTTTGCAGACGTTACCTCAATAAGCTCCTTCAGACCGTCAGGCATACGACGATGCCATTTAGCGACCTCAGCCCACAAAATGTCTGATAACTGACTGGCAGTGTTAGCGGTACATGCTATCCGAGAAGGCGACCGAGTGAGAACCCACCACAGGATGAGCCAAGATAGAAATGCAGTTTTACCGATACCGTGTCCAGAGCGGATAGCCACCCTGTCATTGTCACGCACAGCATATAAAGCCTCTCTTTGCCATTTCTCTGGCTTGGCGTCCAAAACGCCCTCTACGAACAAAACAGGGTCTAAAGCGATTGCAAGCAGTAGTTCCCCAACGTCATTTTCCTCTGTCATATATCTCTTTCCTTTTGAAGTGAGAGGGGACAGTCAAAGGGAAAGGAAAACCGTCCCCCCTCGTTTCAGGAGCGCCAAAGGAGGAGTGCGCTCAACCGAAGCCGTGTACTCCTCTGATGTCAAATATACACGTTTATTTGCTCGTAGCAACATGATGCAAATAACGCACCCCTATGGTCAGGGTGTCTATAGGGTGTAGTCACAGTGACTATAGGGTATAGTCATGGTGACTATAGGGTATAGTCAGGTTGTCTAGCCCTTAATAAGTAAACTAATAAGTAAGTTAATAAGTCATTTAATAGGGCGAGCCTAAAAATAAAAAAAATTTTAGTGGGGGTATAGGTGGAGTGCGGAGAATTGAAGGGGGGGGGTGGGATAGGGGTCACGTTATTTGGATGCTTATATATATACTGCG